GGATCAACTGGGCTACCGCCACGCTTTAATGAGAAGTGTAAGTGTGGTCCTGTTGAGTGGCCAGTACTACCAACAAAACCAATAACGTCTCCAATCTTTACATTCTGCCCAACTTTTTGAGTCAAACCAGCAGATAAATGACAATATGCTGAAGTCATTCCATTGCGATGGTCTACTATTGCAAATATACCAGCAGTTTTATTTTCACTCACTTGTACAAGAATACCATCTGCGGCCGCAACAACATAATTACCCATACCGACTGCTAAGTCGATACCATCATGTTCTCTACCACCTCTTAATGAACTTTTTTCTTTGAATTCACTACTAACTCTATACGGAACAGTAAGAGGAACTCTCCATAAAAGTCCTGATGTTTTATTTGCACCAGTTTGTGCAGTTAATGATTTTGGTGAGTTTGCATTACCTTTTTTTGTATTTTCAGATGTATCTGGACCAACACCTGTAGCATTGCCCATTGCGTCATACTCCATAGGAGCATTAGGTTTATTAGCATTTTTCTTTGCAGACTTATCAGCCGAATCCATCAAACTAGTACCAGCTTCAGCAACGTCTGCGGCTAATAATGCCCAACCAACGTAAGGTATAAATCTTGAACCAATCTTACCTGCAACTCTTGCGCCGGCACCAATTGCGCCTGCAATTTTTCCTAGCTTACCTCCTGGTCCACCAAATAGCAAAGCCGCAGATAATACTAACTCTGCAATGAATGCTTTTAATTTGTTTTTAATTCCTAATAAAGCACCCATGACAACTGTGCCTAACATTCCACCTAAAGCATTACCAAGTATGTTAGTTAAAAGTCCACCACCAGCGCCAGCGGCCGCATCTGCGCCAGCCTTTGATCCTCCACCCATTCCTGAATTTTTAATTGCATCAATGAGTGCTTGATTCTGTTGTGCTTGTTCTCTAGCCTTTTCTTCATCAAACATCATTTTATATTTTTCAGCTTGAGCAGATGCGCTTGCAACATTAGCCGCAGTAGCAGTATTAGCATTTATCTGTGCTAACTGTTGAATCATTTGTGCAAATGGATTCCCGCCTAATGGTGAAGACACAACAGGAGTTTTTGATGGCACCTGTGCAAGAGCCGCTTTAGCTTGTCCGATGCTATTTGCATTTTTACGTAATGCAGAAAATGCGCCAGTAGCGGCAACAAGTCCTGGCATCTCAGAGAGTGCGGCACCCTTGAGTCCATAACCAAAGCCTTTGACTATACCAGTAGCAGACTGTTTAAGTGTCTGTCCTAGTGCGGCTCCGTAGTTGCCTATTGTTGCCATTATTGATTACCCTCTGTCGAATACAGAGTCTGGATCGGGTTCAGCAAATTTTGCTGATTTTCCAGTTGCTGGTTTTGAGTTAAAGCTAGACGTTGGCGCTCCAAAGCCTGAACTGCTATTAAAGCCGCCCGTTGATGCTGGTGAACCAAAACTGCTTGATGCTCCGAATCCTCCTGCTGAAGGTGAGCCAAATGTTGTTGTGACGCTTTGTGCCACGGGTTGCATTCCGCCATTGTTTGCTCCGGCTAGTTTTTCTTGTGTACGTCCGAAAGCCGCAACACCAATAATAGCACCCATAGAGAGGTGAAATAAACCTGCGCCCTGCAAGGTGATTGGTTGCCATGCAGTCACAGGTTGTTTCAATGCGGCTTGTAGTATAGACCATAATATAGGAAAGAGAATGAAGTCTGTTACACATGTTAACATATAAATCCAACCCATCATTGGACGCCATTTTGAATTCATCCAATCTTCTTTTTTCTGTTCACTTTCACTTAATTTAATATACTCTTTTTGTGTAGTCATTACTATCAGCCCCTTCTTTGCGCTTGATTTTGTTGTTGTATTCTGTCATTTTCTTCTTCTATATGTTGACTTAATAACATTATGTAAATATCACGCTCAAAAGGAATCATGTCTTCTAAATCACTCAAACTGTATTTATGATGTTGCATTAATGCAAAATTAGTCTTATAATAGTTTGCTAAACTATCATGCCCCATCACAATGCGAAAAAATTTCCCATTCCCTCCAAGGTAACTTCATCGTCACAACGGCAACCTGTACATTTCCAATTAATTGTATGCTTCAATTTTGGCATTGTTTCAAAGAAGTTCATTACAGTTTTGAATTGTTCTTGTGAAAGACTATCTACAAATTCTTGCAATTCAAGTGATGTAGAATCTTCTTTTTTGTAGATTTCTTCTTTATCGTAGATGTAATCAATACATGAAATTAACATTTTAACTGCAACATCTAATTGACTCAAATTGTCAGTATCCATTTCAGTAAAATCTGCTGTCGGATATTTTAATTTAATACCTAAGCCTGTCTCCTCATCGATGATGATTTTGTCTGTGTGAGTAATAGTTTTTTCAACTTCAACTTCCATGATGTTAAAAGTAAACTTAGTTACGTGCTGACACTCTTCATCTTTAGAATTTAATCCAGTTGGATGACGTAATTGTAAGTCTACTGTTTCACCAATAGATTTACCACGTAGTCTCATAAAGAAATATTCTAAATCGAATACTGGTAATTTTTCTACGTCAATGTCTCCAACAACGCAATTGTTAATAATTTGCTTTACTGCCGTCATAATGGATTTTGTTTCTCCACTTTCTAATGCAAGTAAAAGAATCTTTTGCTCTTTCATTAAGAAAGGGCGATATTTTACTGACTCTCCAGTTGATGATAAAGTCAATTCAAAGATAGGTGTGTTAATTTTAGGCAAAGCCATGATGTACCTCCAAAGGTGTTAATGATTAAAATCTTCCAAGTTTAAATTTGTAATAGCGATAGAATAATGTAACGCCAAAACGTTGATACGAATTTACTTCTTCCCATGTCGCATTCATGGGTGATATGACTGTAGGATAAACGTCATTCAATTGATATGAAATAAGAACGTTGCCTGCTTCATCTAGTTGCTGAACTTCTAGTGTAACGCCTCTAGCGTAATCTTGAAAATAAGAAACTAAACCTCCTACTGATGCGCCATTGGCTTCTCCGGCAGGACCTACAATAGAATCTATCCAAGATTCAAAGAACGCACGTTCTTTCATGTCTGCTGAACATATAATAGAAAGTTGCATATCATTATATGTAACATCGTATGGAAGTTTTAATGCAGGACCACCGCCACCGGTATCATCTGACGTAGCAATAGAACGACCAGGCAACTCAGCCTTCTCACATCTAAAAACAAAATCGTCAATATCGGACACGTTATACTGCGCCAGCGTTCCGGCTAAGACTTCGTTGTCTTCCCATCCACGCAATATTGCACGAAATAAATTAGGACGAACAGGCTTACCTATAGCAGTTTTAAATGTAGATATGCTAAATGGATTCTCTGCCGTTCCTTGTATTACGACTTTTTCTAAAGCTGGTGTTGTTGCCATTTTATGTTCTTCCTAATTTCTTACGTGATTCTTCCCAAACACGACCAGTGTCTGCTTTTCTGAATGACTCTGTTGGTAAAAACAAAGCAATGTCCCATTCTTGTACTTGTATTTCTAAAAACTGTGAACGCACATGCGATCTTAAATATTTTTTAAGAGTAGGTCTAAAATATCTATACTTAGATGCACTTTGAAGAATACTATATGAAATTCTAACTTTTGTGCTATCATCATAATTTTTATTTGTTAATGTTGAATACAAAGCATCCATTAATTTAGCACGTAGAATTGGAGGTAGATAGTGAAAATTAATTCCCAAAAATCCATCTGATTCCATCTTCACAGGAAATATCAAAGGAAATGTATCATAGTAAGGTAAGTCAGCTTTGTGTTTTGGATCATATTTAAATGCATACATATATCCAAATTCCATAGATGAGACTTTACGTGCCTCATCGGTGCGTTTCTCAAATACACTTGGGGATATGTTTCCAGTCAACTTTCCGGCGGCTGATCTATACCATTCCCTTGCAACTTTAGTTTTTGCGGGAACGACACCTTGTTGTGTACCTTTGATTAATATGTTGTCGAATATAGCCATACTTCTATTTATCTCAAATCTTTGTCGGTTATGATTTTAAATTCCCAATTTCTTTCAATTGAGTATTTTGTTGCCGCTTCCCATTTTGCTTGATTGACACCCCATGTCATCACCTCATTTAAGAAGCGTCTAGTAGGTTTACCGTTTGGTGTGTTTTTTCTAATAGGTGGGCGTGTTTGTATGTCTGGTTTGACTTCAATTAAAACAGTTTTTGTGTTGCCATTCTTGTCTACGTATTTCATCCAAAAATCAACAAAGTATCTGTGATAACGATTGTCGATAGGAGATACATACGGAACAACAACTTCCTCCGAAGACCATTCAAGTATTGATGGAGTTTCATCACAATAAACCATAAACCTGCGTTCAAGCAAACTACGATATACAATATTAGTTGGGTTACCTTTGTACTTTTGATAGTTTTTAGGCTTAAATTTACCTTTGTATGACATAAATAGAATAATGAATTAATATAAGAGAAAGTCAAATGACGAATAGAACACCATTTACAATAACAACCTCTGGATTTGAATATCCTAGCGGACCAGAAACCGAATTGATATTTGGTAGCGATTTTGCTCACTCAGAATTTGTTATTCCCATGGCTAGATTTAAATTCTTTGATGCAACAGGAGCCGATTCGAATGCGCCTTCTATTTATATACGACTTGGTGGCACGTTTAGTACACAATTAAACAACAGCTATACAGAAGCTACAGGCATATTTGGTTCTATTACTCCAGGACAAGAGACAAATGCAACATTAAAAAGTATGACAGATTTGTTGGGTAAAGTTAAAGGTAGTGGTTTAGAAGCAATTCAAAAAGGATTGATGAATGCTCTTGGTGCGGGTGTTGGTTATATTGCCAGTGCTGGTCAATCAGGCAAAACACAAGCAGAATTTTTAACAAGAAAATTATTTAATAGTTTTCAACAATTGATTTATCAAGGACCTAGATTTAGGTCTTTTCAATTGCCGTTTAATATGAAACCTACAAGTTATGAAGAAGCTAAAATAATGCGTGATATTATTCACACGTTTCGTGTTGCATCTTCACCTAGAGGAAATTTAAATGATCCGTTACAACCATTTGATCCTAATGCTTTAGAAAACTCAGGTCCAAAAACTGAAGCCGAACAGGCCGCATTTGACAAACTGACTGATGAAGAAAAAAGAATAGCAATAGCAGAAGAAGCAATTCAGGCATTTACTAATGAAGAAGGCCAAGAAATTGTAGATAAATCTGGTGCGCCTTTGACGTTTGGATATCCAGATATGGTTCAGCTTGAATTAATTCTTTATAAAAAGAATGAAAAAAATGGCGAGATTATTTCGTTGTTTATTTCTGATTATTGCATGATCGAAAACGTTGCATTAGACTATGGCGCACAAAACAAAATGGTATTTCTTTCAAATCCCGAGTCTGCAAAAGGAATTAACAATGATAATGTTGGTGATTATTTTTCATCTGAAGTTAACATGACAATTGGATTAAGAGAGAGCGTATTGATTACAGCAGACTACGCAACAGCAGAACATAAAACAGACGGCCGAACAATTTTCTAATCATGTCAATATACACATTCTACCCAAAAGTAACTTATAAAGTTGATGACTACGATTCGCTTACTGCAATCGATATCACATCATCACTAAAGATAAAAGAATATTTAAAAAACTATAGAGGAATTGGATATTCACCGTATATAGTGCAAGATGGTGAACGTCCAGACTATGTGTCTTATAGACTCTATGGTAGTACAGATTATGATTGGATTATTATGCTTGTAAATGATATTCACAGTTTGTATGATGATTGGCCAAGAAATTCCGTAGACTTGGAAGCATACATCATTGAAAAGTATGGTAGTCTTACTTCAGCAATGTCTACTGTGAAATACTACTACAATGCAAACGGAGACATTATCGACCAAACGACTTATAATAATCTCGCATCTGGCGCAAGAAAATCTGAAACTGAATACGAATATGAGTTAAGAACCAATTCGAATAAATCAAAAATAAAAGTTGTTAAAAAAAGTTTAATCAATTCAATTACATCCGATTTGAATTCTATTACTAAGAAACCAGTTACCTAATGGCTACCACTAATAATAATTTTTCTGCGTTTACTAAGTTTTCGCCTGACATTGGGCAGGCTTCAGATATAAAAGTATCGCAGGACCCATCAATTGTTCCAGGTTTTGGATCAGATGTTGACGTTAAAGAAGTTTTTTTGCTCACACAATATGGTGAGAAGGTAGACTTGATGGGTGCGTTTAGAGATATTGAAATCATTGAAGATATGTTCTCTGCGTCTATTGAGGGAGTAATTACAATTGATGATTCTGGTGGTGGTTTAGAGAAGTTCGCTTTACGTGGTGGTGAATTAATTGGAATGAAAATTGCAAAACCAAAAAATGGTGAGGTAATTATTTGGCGTCAAGATTTAGTTGTATACAAGATTAGCGAAAGCACAGTAGACCAAACAACTTTGCATAGCGTATATCAACTACAATTTACGTCAAGAACTTACATTAATTCTACTAAAAAGTGTTTGTTTAAAAGTTATAAAAATATGTCAATTGGTGACGCAGTAACATCTATGTTTTCTGAAATGGGCGGTACAAATGATTTAATTTTAGAAGACCCTAAAATTACGTTAGAAAAACCATTTATTTCTACAGGAATGATGCCTCATAAAGCAATTGAAGCAATGACTCATCGTGCATGTGCAAAAGGCGATTTTTATGTTTTCTTTGAAAGATTTAATCCAGTATTTGCAACAAACACCAGAACAGATGAGCCGTTTACTTCATCATATTATTTTGGTAGTCTGAATAAATTAATCAGAGACTCTGCACAATATGGCGTACATAATATTAAATTTGCACAAAAAACTGTAGCAAATAAAGAAGATTCGACAATAAGAACTTTAAAGTTTGAGAGAAGAGAAAACTTCAACCATTTAAATGCAATGCTATTAGGATTGTATAATACGACAATCACATCTATTGATCCTATATCTAGAACTCATGCGATGAGAAAATTATCTTACACAAATGGACAAAATGAAACGACTGATTTTTATTCACATAAAACACTAGATGATTCAAACATATTTTCTAGATACGATGATATTGCTGGACAGACTCCAGGAAGAAAGTTAATTGCATCTTCACTAAATGATTCAGTCAATAGAGATGAATGGCTATCGAATAATATCTATGGACATTTAACTAAGAACTTATTTCAAATTGGTGTAGAGATTGAAGGCGGTAAGAATAATATTGGTGTTGGACATATTGTGAACTTCATTGTTCCTAGTGCATTCGAGAAATTAGCAGACCCAACAAACCCAAGTATACCTAACGATAAAATTTATTCTGGTAGATATTTTGTTATGTCAGTACACCATAAAATTGGAATGGGTTCATACTCAAAATCATTAGAGTTGGGTAGAGCAACCACTCCATATGATTTTAATACTGGTGTTGCGCCGCCATCAACAGATTCTAGATTGCCAAATAAACGTTATGCAGATAACATAGATTCAACAACAATAGTGAACAGATATTGGAGAAGAGGTTTAGTACCATGAAACTCAAATTTTCAGAATATGTAGATTTAAAAGACTACAAAGCATATGAACTTGTAGAGAAACAAATACTCTATAACAATGGCGCAAAATATGGGCAGATTGTATTTCTTGCTGGTGGCGCAGGTTCGGGTAAAGGTTTTGCAATTCAGCACTTTATGCAAGGGTCTGAGTTTAAAATACGTGACGTTGATGAATTGAAGATTGCATTTCAAAAGCTAGATGCACTTGGTAAATTTACAACTCAAGACTTG